ACTATCAAAAATAGTAAATGGATTAGAAACTCTTAATCTTCCAAATGCATCATAAGCATTTGATCCATTTCCACCACCAATAACTGTTGGTTCTACATTTACATTATTACAACTCATATTACCTCGAAATATACCAAGAAAGTCTTTCGACTTCCTGTTTTAATTCTTCTTGAAAGCTTGTATTTAATTGATCTTGAACTGTACGAATAGCTTGAGCTATCTGTCTTTGGTTTTCTTGTCTATATTCAGGAGTAGGTTCAGGAATACCTGCATTAATTTTAGCCATGTAATGCCTTTCCTCTTTCTTTTGAAGAAAATCCTGGAGAAGAAGTTACTTGTCCTCTATTTCTGTCAGGTATACTTCTATCTTGACCACCTTGAGCATTTTGAATCATTCTCATTTGCTCCATACGTTGTTGATCTGCGATTGCATTTTGTTGTTGACGTTGTAAAGTCTCTGCAGCTTTTTGTTCTCGTTTAGCAGCTAAGTAGTCAGCCATTGTTTTAGATCTTCCAAATAAACTAGATTGAACTTGAGTATTTAAATTTTGTAATGCATTAATTGGGTTTACATTTTCTGGAAGAAAACTTGCTAAACCAATTTGAGGAAATAGTCCTTTTACTACGTTTCCGGCTAATCCTTCTAAACCTATTTTTTTTATTGCATAATTTTTAGCTCTATCTAATGCTATATTTTTAGCTATATCTCCCAATGGAGGTAAATTAATACCACCTGTATCTGTTAAATTTTGATTTACCATCGGCTGGTCTACAGTTGAGAAAGAAGGTACATAACCTTCAAATCCAGGTTGTGCTTGTATCGCAGCTATGCCAGTTGGATCTTGTGCCATAGCAACATTGTTAGCATAATCCCTTAAAAATATTTCGTCCATTATCCCCTCATACCATCAGGTTGTACATCTGCTCTAAACGTACCAAATCTCCAGTTTTGATCTGTTGAGGTATTCGCAATTTTTAAACTAGCGAACCTAGACCTAGCACGGGTATCTATCTTATCAGTTGAACTATTTACTGTAAAGGGTCCAAGAGGTGAAGATACTGCTCCATCTGCTGGATAGTCTCTTAGATTAATTGTTATTTGAGCATCACCCGTTAATAATTTAAAGTCCGGTACAAATCTTCTCATACTGATAAAGACTTCTCCTTCACCTAAATTAAAATCACCAGATTGAATAAATGCAGGTATTGCTGTTTTAGCTCCTGTTGAATCTACTTCATTATTACCAATTTCATGAGCATAGTATATGGAAGCCCCATTTACATTGGTTACACCTTGTATAGTTGGAAACGTTGGAGTGCCTGTTGCGTTAAATTTTGTTGCGTATGGGTTGTCGTATAAAGTTGCGTCAAACCAAGATGTTCTATCCATAGAACCTGTAGTCCAAACATTTTCTTCATAATTATAAGATACAACTCTATCAACTTTTTCAGACCCTGATTTAGGATAGAACCAGTTAATTTCACTATATAAATGATTTAAACCTGCATAAACAATCTCTCCGGAGTTGTAATTAATACCAAGGTTCCCGCCTTTATTAGTAAATACAAAATCTTCTACTAAACACGGAACAGCTTTTACAGTACCATCATAGACAAAGAAACCGCCTGCTTGACCCATCCACCATACAGCTCCATTAACATATTTAATTGCATGTTGACCAATCGCTCCGCAATTACTTCCAACTTGTCTAATAGAGAAAGTAAATGGTGTTCCTACAAACTGCATTACATATGCAGATGTATCTGTAAGGATTAAAATATAATCTTTAGCTTTTGCTGCACCCACTATCTTAACTCCTGAGTCTAGTCTAAAAGTACCTGCAGTATTAATTGATGTTGGTGTATAATCTGAAATATCTTCTTGATCAGAAAATCTAATAAACATTTTATCTTGTTTAGATGGATTACCAATTGTAGTTTCAGTTCCAAGAATAATTAAATGTCTATCTCTTTCAGAAACAATAGACATTACTGATTTTGTTGGTGCACCGCTAACAACAGTAGCTCTAGTAGTTAAAGCATTAGGATCTGCATTGATAGGATTCCATTTAAATGTTTTACCGTTTTTAACTGTTGCAATTAATATTTGTCCAAAGTTATCTAAAGACCAAGATCCAGGATCTAATACAACAGAAGAAGTTGTTGAGGCAGAACCCCAAGTCCCTCTTGACCAAGAGCCTGTTCCCCAACCGTATCCATAAGTTTGTGATAATGGACCAACAGTTGCATATGGATTAATGTCTGCAGAACCACTTGCAGAAGTTGTTGCAGTTGCTGCTGCAGCCATAGTAATTGTAAATGTATCTGCATCGGGTGCAGTCACTACTTGAAATGTGTTTGTTTCAAAATCAGCAGCTACATAACCAGCACCTGAAGGTGGTGTTACGTTTGTAAATGTAAATAAGTCTCCAGCATCTAGACCATGTGATACATAGTTTACGGTGACCGTTGCTGAAGTATCTGTAGTATCGAATGTTGCACCTGTAAGTGCTGTATCAAGAGGAGTAATATCATAAAACGCACCTTCATAATAAATAAATAATCCTTTGTTTGTGCCTAAAGCTGCGTACTTTCTACCGTCTAAATCTGCCCAAACAAGTTGTTCCCTAACAGCTCCGACTAAAGTAGAACCAGTTATCTGTTCCCACCCACCAATTTTTTCTGGTAGACCATATCTAAATCTAACAAAGTCACCATCTGTCCATTGCCCTTCGGCTCCTGTTTCTGTAACTTGTTTGTTAAACCCTGATCTTATCTGTACGTTTGTTAAAGGCATACGGTATTATACCTTATTTAAGTGTTAGGTTAAAGATAGTCTATTTCTAAAACAACCATGTAATCAGTGTCTGTTTGAGTATATAATTTAAAAGGTGTCCTTATATTATAAATCAATATTCTATTTTCTTGAGCTTCTAACCTAGATTCTAATGTTTCAATATAGCCATTAGAAGTATTTAAAAAAAATATAGCTTTTTTATTTAATGAAACATTTTGTAAATCAGAATTATTAGAAAATTCTTTATTAGATTTGTTTCTTGCAAATAAAGTTAATTGACAAAAATTAATTTTTTGTATCTGTAATTTTTTAATTATATCTTCTGTTATAAAACCAAAGAAATCTGAATTTATAGATACTTTATCATCAATTTTATCTATTAAAATGTGTGAAAACGTTAAAGTATCTTTATCAGAAATAAACCAAGGAAAATTATTATTAGTTATAATTTTTTGTATTTTAAAAAAATTTTCATTATCTATAAAATTATTTATTACATTAAACATCTTTTGGTTTTTCTCCCTGGACTTTACTAGATTGTGTGGTTTCTATTTTTTTTATTTCGTCTGGGAATTTTTCATAAAAATTCATAACCATTTTCATTAAACAGTTACCAAAATGTCTAAGAGACAAAGCACTTAAATGTATTTTTTTATGTTTTTTAATAATTTTAATTTCATTATAATCAAAGTTTATATCGCAAGAGCCATCTTCTTTTTGTCTAAAATTCATTTTTCAATACCCCAATAAATTCTTTTATCTAAATAATAATCTTTATATTTTCCTTCTTTATCTACATAGTGTAAAAAAGTTTGAGCTTGCCAGTCTCCTTGAAACGGTTCACGCCAGTGTGAAAGCTCACAACCAAGATATATAATAGCATCTCCTGGTTTAGTTTCAATAGGTTTATCTTCAATATAAATAGGCCATGAAGTTCCATCACTACCAATATGGACAGTAACACTTATTTCACAAGAGGGACGATCTGTATGTTTTTTTAAATCTGCATATTTTGTGTACATTCTCCAAAAAGAATAAGTAGGTAATAGTTTTTTACCTGTTTCAATTTCCATTAAGGGTTTTTTGCTTAACATAAGAGAATCCATAAGAGGATCACCATAAAAATAAGTATCCCCATTATTATTTTGTAATATATCGAAGTCTGTTCTATTTAATCTGTGTTTTATTTCACAATAATTTTTTAATAAATTAATTTCTTCGTTTGTTAAAAAATTATTTATTTTTTTAAATTTAAAATCTTTTCCTATAATGCCCATGCTACTATTGAATACCTTTCTCCAGAACTTACGGGTTGAACAGAATGAGGAAATAAAAAATTACTTGGCCAAACTATAAGTCTATTTTTAATTTTTTTTATTGTTAAATTTTTATCAGCTGATGTTGTTTGAAACATTAAATCACCTCCTTCATAATCATCGTTAACTAAAAAAATAGAAGATAGTGTTCTTGGTATACTTAAACCGTGATCCACATGAAACTTATAATGACCTCCAACATTGTATTTTAAAACTTGGATTGTAAGCAATCTAAAAGGATCATTAACATTTAATTCATTAAAATATCTTCTAAAATAATTTTCAAATATACTTCCATAAAAATTACACCAGTGTACACTAGTTAAACTTTCTTCATCTATATTTTTTAAATCCCATATTTTTGTATTTCTTATTTTTTTGTCTACAACTGGGTTGTCTGTACCTACTACTGAACCATCCTCATAAGTAAGTCTTTCTTTGCAAATTTTAGTAAAGGTTTCCAAAACTTGTTCTGGAACAACATTATCATAAATTCTTATGTAATTATTTAAAGAGTTAGAATTAGGTTTAATTACTTCCATGTTTTTTTATTCCACCATTTTTCCTTGTAGTTGTTAATAATTTTTAATTCTTGAAAAAATCTTTCTTTCAAATAATTTTTTTGAGAAATCCCTTCAATTTTCATTTTCCAATTATCTCTTTTAAAAGGTATAACTTGAACATAAGGTGTTCCTATTTTAATGATGGTATCTAAAACAGGATGTTTATCACCATTTACAACAAATGGAAAATTTACTTGGCTAGGAAATGTATCAGTATCTACAATTCCAGGTATAATTGAAAATCGATCATCACTATTATTTAAAGGCGGAACAAACAAACATGAATAACCTGGAGGTGTTTTTATAATCCAAGGATTTAAAATTTTATGGATTGGCAAATCTTTATTTTTATTAACGTAAGGACATTCTTTTCCTAATTGTTGATAAGGATGATATTGTGGACTAGCATTTAAATTGTAAAAATTAAAACTATCTAAATTGCTTTTTTGTAAAGTTGTATAAAAATCAGAAACTCTTTCTCCTTCTTTTGTTGCATTATGCAATAATCTAAAATCTAATGGAGTTTTTAAAAGATATCCAGTTGTAAGCGTGTCTAAAAAAGGCATACAACCTTTTACAGTTTTAAATTCAGGGAGATGTTTTAGTTTTTTAAACCAATCTGGAATATTTAATTTTATTGGTTCTGGTAAAAATTCATTTTTTTCTAAATATTCTTCACCCGCTATAAACGTTAATACTTTTTCGAACATAAAACATTTTATATTCTAAATATTAAATTTGTAAAGGAGTTATAAAATCAATTGAATTATCGTTTAAGTATTGTTCAAAAGTATGATTTGTCGGATAACTAAACTGAGATGTATCAAATGATTTTAAAAAATTACAAAAATTTAATACTTTATTATAATTTACATTTCCTGAATTATTAGTTAACCAATTATCAAAAAATCTAACATAGTTATCTATTATAGATATTAAATTTTTCTCACTTGTAATTATATTTCCATTTTCAATATCAACAACAGAGTAAGAACCGTTAGAATACTCAAGTTTACCTATGCCTAATTTAATTTTATTAAAATCTGCATCAGATATATTTACTATTTCATAATCTGATTCATTTATATTTAAATTAGATTTAGCTGTATCATCAGCTGCAATTTTGTATAACATATTTTGATTTATAATTACATAAGCCATATTCTATACTCCATTATGCTTGATCATTAGTTGTTATCCACAATGCGCCAGCACCACCTGGATTTGCTCCATAAGATGGGATGTTCTTTTGATTTCCATTAAAACCTACACCAGGTGAAACACCGAATAAAATTGAACGGCTATAGTTAGTTGAAGTTGCTCCTGGGGCATTTCCTGGGTTTCCTGGGTTTCCAGGAGTAGGTCCTGGAGAAGCTCCATTACCAGCATTACCAGCATTAACAGTAAACAAGTTAGTTACGTTTGTGTTTCCACCAGGATTGCCTGGGTTTCCAGTATTACTATTATCATTTCCACCATTCCCTGCTGCTCCTACTGACCAAGAATAAGGAGTGGATGCTGATATAGGGCCTGCATAGTAACCCCAACCACCTGTTCCTCCATTACTTCCTCCTAACTGAGGACTTGAGGATCCACGAGCACCTCCGCCTCCGCCTCCACCGGCAGCAAAAGCTTGATACTTAGTAGCTCCAGATCCAGTTGTAAAAGATCCCGAAGCAGGGCCTGTATTAAAAACTTGAGTTAGCATGTTATTACCACCAGCAGTTCCAGAAGATGCAGCAGTAACTCTTCCGTCAGCATCAACAGTAATTGTTGCAACAGTGTACTCTGCAGCAGTGACTCCAGTTGAAATTAATTGATCTGGACCAACTGAGTTTGTAGCAAGTTTAGCTTGTGTAATTGTAGATTGAGCTATGTTATTTCCAGTAACAGCTGATGCTGCTAGTTTTGCAGTAGTAACATTAGATTGTGCTATTAAAGGCGATGTGATTGCTCCAGCTTCTATTTGAGCAGTACCTATAGTTCCACCTAAAGTGTTTAAAGAAATTTCTGTAAGATTAGTTCCATCTGAATAAGCTGCGAAAATTTTTGGACTTGCAGCTCCAGCAGTAGTTGGAGAGAAAC